CCCATCAAGACATCCAATAAGTGAAGAAGTAGAAGTAGAAGAGAAATAATTTTTGCTGTCAAATATCAATAGGTGTTGATATGTTAAAGACAGTTTTGCCGTAGGTTGTGAAAGCTAACCTACTTAACCTATAACACACGAAAGGAATAATTATGAAGAAATTGATTGCCCTTGTGGCAGCGACTGTATTGCTCGCAGTTTTTAGTATAAGTACCGTTGGTAAAAAATTACCTTCAGTTGGTTATGTTCTAGTGGGCCCCAAAAACGATGGGGGTTGGTCAATGAGACATTATCAAGGATTTATGTCTTTAGAAAAACATGGTTATAATGTATCTGGCGTTGAAATGGTGCCAGAAGCTGAGTCAACAAAAATATTCCTCAAACTTGCACGAAAACACGATATTGTATTTGCAACCTCATTCGGCTATATGGATGGTATGGAGAAGGCTGCAAAGAAAGATCCTAGTACAATTTTCATGCACGCTACAGGTTACAAAGGTAATGATACCAACTTTGATAACTATGGATGTATGAGTTATCAAGCACGTTATCTTACTGGTGTAGCCGCAGGACTGATGACTAAAACTAACAAGATTGGTGTGGTAGGTTCCCATCCAATTCCAGAAATCATTCGTAACATTAATGCGATTGCACTTGGTGCAAGGTCAGTTAATCCAGATGCAGAAGTTAATATCGTATGGATTAATAGTTGGTTTGATCCACCTAAAGATATGGATGCGGCCAAAGCATTAGCAGCTGATGGTAATGACATTCTTTACACAACTACGGATTCTCCTAGTGTTGTCGTTCTCGCACAACAACTATACAGGAGAAGTGGTCAAGAAATTTGGTCAATGGGTAATGATGCACCTATGGGCTCTAATGGCCCAGACCGTTATGTTACTGGTATGATGTTCAACTGGAATGTTCTTTACAAACATATCGTTGATCAACTTGCAGCAGGGAAATTGCAGATGAACCAAAAAATAAATTGGGGTCTGCAACAGAATTGTGTAGGTCTTTCGCCTTGGGGTGAGAACGTACCAGGCAAAGTAGTAAACGTAGTTGAGAATATTAAAATGGATTGGATAGGTGACAAGTATGATGCTTTTTTCCCTTTCAGTAAAGGTGTTACTAAACAGGATGGAACAAAAATTCCTGCTGGTGAAATCAAACGCCAACAACTTGATACTATGCAATACTATGTTGAAGGTGTGAATGGTAAGTTAAATTAAATAATGAAATCTATTCCGATAATCGATTTTAGATTTGAAGAGGATTGTGTAGAGGAAATGTATAAGGCCTACACTACTTGTGGGTTTGCTGTCTTTACTCATGCCTATGATAAATGGTTATCAGAATTTTCTGATTGGAAAGTACTCATGGAAGAGTTCTTTCAACTACCATTAGATGTAAAACAACAATATGCATATAGTGGGGTGAAGGAAAATATTGGTTATAATTGGTTGGAGGAAGAGCGTCTGACTCCAACCATGCCCGGTGATCTGAAAGAATCTTATAATTGGGTTTCTCCCGATAGAATGCAAGAAAAATATTGGCCAAGAGAACTTGGAACACCAAGATTCAAACCAATGGCTCAGAAGATAGAACGTATTGCACGATTACTTTCATATGAATTCCTATATAAATTTGAAGAAATGTTTTCTCTTCCAAAAGGTTCTCTTGTAGAGAAGCACGTGGATGGAAGTGCAACGATGAGAATGATACACTATCCAAAATGGGATGGTGAAGTAAAAGAAGGTCAACTTCGCGGGGGGAGCCATACAGATTATGGAAGTATAACTCTACTTTGGCGATTTGATGATACAGGAGGATTACAAGTAGAAGACAAAGAAACGGACGAATGGGAAGATGTTCCAGTAGTGGAAAATTCAATAGTACTTAACGTGGCAGATATGTTTTCAAGATGGTCAAATGGAATTCTCAAATCTACTAATCATAGAGTGGTGAATACTGATATGCACAATCGAGATATTCAATGCCATATTTTGTTGATCCTGGTCGTGATGTAATGATAGAAAATTTTACAAACCAACCAGACAAGTATGAACCAATTTCTGCATATGAATATCTTAAATGGCGACTTGCACAATCTTATGTAGATAATGAGTACATAGATAATGAAGAGGTGGGAGAAGATGGTAAACAACATCTTCCAGAAAATCAAAAATATAAATGAATTTGAGAGTGTTGCGTTCAGGGCGGCGCAGTTGACCACTGACCATTAACTGAATCGGCGGGATTAGTCAACCGCTTAAAAACCTCCATAATATTGAGGGAGTATAGCATTCTCTTTTGTTTTTCTTCTTCAAGATGAAGATCTTGGTGTTCATAAAGTTTTTCTAGGTCTTCAAAAATTATATCACATTCAAAACAGGAAACCCATCCGTTTTCTTCCCAAAATTCTTTATCGTAATATTTAGCCAATTCGTTCAAAGAGATTTATTTTTATTTATAATTAGACAGAAATCATCTACTATATAATTGGATATGGAAAAGAAAGATAGAAAACTCTACGATTCGTGGAAATATAAATCAAGGAACTTTATGGAATTTAATAATCCTGTTTTCCAGACCTTACTAGGTCTTGTCATATTTTACATTGGTCTAAAGATGTTCTCAGGTGGAATGAAATCAATGAGTCATTTAGAACAACTTGAATGGTTTCTAGGAAATCCTTATTGGATGTTCACAGGAGCAATTGTGTGTACTCTCCTTTGGCTATCTTCATCCCTTACCACAACCGCTGTTATAGGACTTGTTGCATCTGGTGCATTACCACTACCGTCTGCGATTGCGGCAATACTTGGAGCAAATGTGGGTACAACTGGAACGATATGGATTGCAGGAATGTTGGTGAGTGATGGTATGCCTGCAGGAATCACAAAACAAGTGGCACTTGTGCATACAGGAGTGAATACAGTTATGGCAATTGCGTTGTTGCCATTTGTACAACCGATTGCAAGATTTATATCTAGATTTTGACTTGACACTTGTTGCATAAATTGTTATAATAATAGGAGAAAGTGAGAGAATAATCTGTCACATAATTATAATATGAATAAAGAAATAATATGATTACGATTAAAGTAAAACGTAACGAAAATATGAGTCGAGTATTGAGTAAATTTAAGGCCGCAGTCATGGCAGAAGGTACTATGAAAACACTCAAAAACAAATCTCATTTTATTAAACCTTGTATCCGAAAAAGATTAAAAAGTGAAGAGGCTGCAAGACAACGGAAGAAGGATGAAATGAAACTCATTCGTCAGGCACAAAATGAACAAAACGAATGGTATAGATGATAACAACGTTGTCAATCTAGATGCATTCCGTAAAGAAAAATATACTCTTAATATTCGTGTAGGTGGTTATTACGCAAACCTAGAAATGGGTGTGTATCTCCATGTTGTCGGTATAACTGAACCGATGCACACAAAAGAAGCAGACCAACACTTCATAGTCGAAGATCATTTCGGAAATCTTGTTACTTTCAGTATAGATGATCCCCCACCAGGCTTTGTTGTGTCTAATATGAATGAATTTGCAGCCGCAGCAATGGGCATTCCAGATCCAGATGACCCCCAAGTGTCTTAGTTTTATAAATAATTAATGAGGGTTATGGAGGGAATATTCGCAAAGAAGATTCTCTGAATCTTTTGGATATGGCCTCTCCCCTCATTATATTGTCATACCTACCTTAGAAAAAACAAAACTTTGTAATATTAATGTTATCGTTTAAAGAATACCTTATTGAAGCCGCAAAAGAAGGGAAGAACCTTCATTTAGAACATCTTGAAGATGAGGTGTTGAATCATGGAGTAGATGGAACACGAGCCGCAATCAACTTCCTTCAATCGTTGCGTGACATGCTTGCAGGAAATGCAAAGAAGAGTGTCAATGTATCTGTCAAGTGGGATGGTGCTCCTGCTATATTTGCAGGGATCAATCCAGAGAACAAAAAGTTTTTTGTAGGAACAAAAGGTGTGTTCAATGTAAATCCCAAAGTCAATTATACAGATGCAGACATAGATAAGAATCATTCTGCGGCCGGACTTAATGCAAAGTTAAAAGTTGCA